TGCAGCCCGTCAGAAACAGCGCGGGCATGGTCAGCATCAGCAGCGGCCTGAGCAATCTGCCCCTCAGCCCTTTTCTCAATCGCATCTATTTCACCCTGTCGGCGCTGTTCTTCGGCTCTGGCTTCTGCCTGCCGCTTTGCCAGCGCGGTAGCATCGTCAGCATCCCGCTGTTTCCATTTCAGTGCCCAGGCTGTATTAGCCTTGCTGGCACCAAACCACGAACCAGAAAGGAAGGCAGCACCCAGAACTAACGCGACCATAAGGCCGCGCCAGTGTTGCCTGAGCCAGTTAAGAATCATGCAGGATAAGCCGCATAAGGTAGCTGGAAGTGCGGGCCATCTTTCAGGGTTTTCCAGTCGCCACCCCATTCAACGGGGATATTTAGCTCTTTTCCCGCCTGTTTGAAGGCTTCGGAAATCTGCTGATAATATTTCCAGTCCCATGAACCTGCCGGAGTCGGATACGCAAACACATCAACCGCATGGCCTGAAATATGCCTGCTGTTCATCGTCTGGCTTTTCCCCTCAGCAACAAGCTGTTTTTGCCGCTCTACAGTGCGAAGCCCTTCGGTGATACCAAAATCAACGGCAGAAAGTTGAAGGGCGCGGCGGACGACTTTCACAAGGTCAGCTTTAACACCTTTCAGGTTATTTTCACTTCTCTGACTGAATTTAAATTCACTCATTTCCTTTCGCTCCCCCGATACGGGTTTCAATAAAGCCGGTCACTTTGTTGCGTACCTTGTCAGCCCCCATAAAACCTATGGATGCACCCACGAAGGTAACGGCATTAGACGGCAAGCCCAGATATTCCAGCGAACCGGCAACCGCCAGCGTAACGATCCCGCAGACCAGTGAACCGGTGGCGGTTTTCAGCATTGACTGACCGTCATACAGACTCATAAGCGCCGAAATGCTCAGCGCAGCGCCTGCCGCGTAAAGCGTCGGCAGATAAGTAGCAATCCATTTCATTGTTTGTTCCAGCATCCCCGTAGGTACGTCGCTCATGGCAACCTCTCAATCCCATAGCTGCACGGCTTCCCGCTGGGTGGGTGGTGGTAATTCTGGAAGATAAACAACCTGCCCGGCACTCAGCAGCGGGCCGCTGTCGCACAGCCCCGGATTGGCTTCATGCACGGCTTCGGTTACTCCCGCCGTCCTGCCGTAATACCTCCAGCAGAGTTCATCAACGGTGTCATCCTGCTGCGCCTGCACGTTCATTAGCACAGCTCCGCAAGGCCGCGATCTTCATTCTGGATATCGCGAATAGACCAGCGAACATCACGCCAAAGCGTATCTATCTGGGTGCTGAGCGCCTGCGCGTGGTCATCCCCTTTACTGGTGGTATCAATATCGCGATACCCCTCAATCAGCAGGGCTTTGGTCAGTGACCAGACGGCATTTTTATAGCGCCAGACCTTCACCGATTCACCATTCACCGGATCGGCGGGGATCTCCGCCAGAGTCAGATAACCGGCATCAACCTGAACCTGACGCCACAGAAGAAGCTGATCGTTGACGTGGGCCACTGCCTCAATGGTGCGTGACATAAGGCGATCGGTCGTTACCTGCCCATCAAGGCGCATCGCCCGGCGCAAATCAGCCAGCACAATGACAGGCCAGAAAGGCAGGCTCTCAACCTTTGCGCCGCCATCATCCGGCGCGGGATCTGATGGCGGTCTTACCGGTTCAGTGGCGACTAGGCTCATACAGGACTCTCCATAAGGCAGGCGGTGGACGGTGTGACGCAGTAGAGGCCGGGCCTTACTACGTCACACCGTGCCGCCTGGTGTGCTGGGGCACATTCGTTATGACTTCGCGGTTTTGCGCGTCGTCTTGTTCTTTGCTGCCGTTTTTGCCTGGCTGTTTTTCTGGTTCCTGGCTGCGGTAGTGCGCGGCGCTTTCTCCGGCGCTGCTTTCGCGGCCTCTGGCTTCGCTTCCGGCTGTACCGGTGGCGCATCGCCCTCACCTTCTCCGCCGTTGGCGGCGGTCAGCTTTTTGATATTGCGATCAAGCAGTTCGATATCACGCGCCACGCCAATTTTTGCGTTGAGCCTGATAGCTTCCTGCAAATGCGAGCGGGCAAGCTGCTGGGATTCAACATCCTGATTAAGGCGCACGGTGTACCCCATGGCCTTAAACAACTTGGCCCTTACCTGATCGGGCATATCTTCATGGGTGGTGATGCCGTTCAGTGCGTTGAGGTTGTCAATGCTCACGCTTGCCTTTGCCGGGTTCGCTTTGAAGGCGGCAAGGATGGGATCGCAAATTTCTTCAACCAGTACCGTGGCGGTGGTGCGCTTGTACTGGTCAGGCATCGGGATTTTATGGCGCACTTCATCCGCCTGGCCCGTATCCGCTGCCAGTACGCCATCAATCCACGGCTGGTAATCCGGCAGGCGCTCGCTTTTCAGCTTCGCCTTACCGGCATTCGACTGGATGCGGCTGAGGTCGGATTTATCCATGCGCAAGCGGAAAAGCACCTGCTCGTAGGCTGTTCTGTCGGCTGTTGTCGCCCCGCGATTACTGCGGCGCTCTGCCATCACCCGATCAAAGTGTTTTTGTGCTGGTGTTAACATTTATGCCCCCTGAACAGGCCAGCGCACTGCTGGCCTGCGGCGTCTTATGGTGCTGGGTCTGGCTCGGCGGCGGTGATGCCTTCGATCAGACAGCCATAGCCGTAGTCTTCAATGACGTAAGCATCATTCGAAGAGCTGTACGTTGAGACACGGTTATATTCCGGCTCTTCAACGATGCGGCGACGGTGCCCACCTTCCTGCCAGTAAATGGACAGGTTTTCCCAGGAGGTAATGAACATGCTGCCATCAGGGAAGAATGGAGCGATAAATGACGGCAGGTTGCCGATCGTTTTACGTGACGCAATCAACTGCCCGGCAAGCGCTTCGGAGTTCGGGTTATTGGTGCTGACAGCGTTGATGATCGGGAATGAACGGTTTACCGTCAGATTACGCCCGGTAATCACCACCAGATCAGGCGAATCCTTGTACCACTCATCCATTAGCGAGTTGACGGCATCAAATACGATGGAGTCATAGTTACCGTAATCACCTTTCGCGATCACCTGATTGGTGTCGTCACGGCTGGTCACGGTGACATCTTTCATCACGCGCTGAGCTGCGTTCGCACGGTACTGCTGGAGCCAGCCGATACCGCAATCCTGCAACAGCGGGTTGGCGGCGCGGTCTGACTTCTCCGC